AACGAATCAATCATTGCGTACCTAACACAGAACCCTGCTGTGCCTGAAATCTCACCTTCCCAAGATTCAATACAATCTCGCAAGATGGCCATAGACCTAGAAAAGGCTCTCAAGGCTCACTCAGCAACTGTCAACCTAGATCGTATCGTAAACACTACAGCTCGCAACCTACTAAGCAAGCGCATCGGCATCGTGTACTGGGAGTTCGATCCATACTTCGGTGACAACGGAGAAATCATACCTCACGTAGTAGACCCAGACCACGTAGTCCTAGACAAGAATGCACCACTCGGCGGCAACCCAGCATTTATCTGCCACACCCTAAAATACTCAGTAGAAGAACTATGCTCACGCTTCCCAGAAAAAAAGAACGCAATCTTCCAAGCGCTAGGTATACAAAAGGGAACACCAAAGCAAATGACACGCATCGTAGCTGTCAGACGAGTATGGCTAACACACTACAAGGGCAGTGAACCAGTAGAAGCCTGCGTAACATACTTTGGCAACACAGTCCTAGCTAAGTACAAAGACCCAAACTGGAACTACGCTAAGGGCAAGAACTTCCTACGCTCACACAAAAAGCCATTTACGTTCATGAACTACATCAACGATGGCCAGCACTTAATCGACATCACAACTCCTATTGAGCAAGCTAGCCCAATGCAGGAAATTCTTAACAAGCGAACACGCCAAATCACCGAGAACGCTGACAAAGCTAACGGAACGCTAGTAATCTCAACAGCAACAGGACTAACTAAGGACGACATCCAGAACTGGACAGGTGATCCAAACCAGAAGCTACTCATCAAGACAGGCAACCAAGCAGCAAGCCAACTAGTATACCAAGTACCACCACACGATTTACCAGCATGGGTAATCAACGACAAGGTAGACGCACGAACACAAGTCCTAACAATAATGGGAACACCAACAGAGTTCAGTGGCACAGAAGACGGCACACAAGGCGAAGCATCACTAGGCCAAGCAATCATGAAGAAAAACCAAGCTTCAGGCCGACAAGACCTAATCCTACGGGGCATACACCAGTTCTTAAACGAGTACTACAACCAACTAGTACAGATGATGTGCGTATGGTACGACAAAGACCACTTCTTCGTGTATAACGGTGGAGATGGCGACTTTGACTACGTAACACTAAACCGAGATATGATTGAAGACGGAATCGTAGTAAACGTAAAGGCTGGCATCGGTTCAAGCTCAGACAAGTCACGCCAAGAAGCAATCGCTCTAAACCTACTCAAGCTAAACAAGATAAGCCTACTAGACGCATACAAAGACTTACACCTCGATGGCTCACAACAACGCTACGACAACTGGGTCAAGGAACAAACAAGCCCACAAGACCTCGCACGAGATGCAATGGACGAAATAAACGACTCAAGGGCATTTGTAGACTTTACCAAGCTTATGAACGGCATAGACGTCGACAACTACTACGATCGTGATAAAGACTACATACTAACGATGCGCAAGCTAATGCTAACTGATGAGTTCCTAGAAGCAGACGCTAAGAACCAGAACAGACTGCTCAAGTTCGTAAAGAAAGTACTCGACAACCTAGAGAAGCGAACAATGCTAGACCAAATGACAGGCGGAGATGACCTCAATACCCTACAACAGCCTATACCACCATATCAGCCACAAGGACTAGCTCCAGCAGGACCAGCAACACCACCAGCTCCAGGCGCACCAGCACCAATGGGTGGTTCAGCAATGCCTCCAGGCGCACTACCAATATCAGCACTCGGTGGCGGAGCAATCCCAGCACCACAAGCTGGAACACCACTACAAAACCCAGCAGCACCAACCACACCGTCAATGGGTAACGTAATGGGCTTACCAAGCTTCTAGGAGGTCGTATGCAACCAGCGACTCCAGACTTCACACAGCAAAATAGCAATGCACCTATAACCTCATTCATACACCCAGAAGACCAAAAGACTATGATAAGTGCAATAGACACTGCTAGACTTGGTGGCAAAGGTATGAGCAAGAAGCAACGCCTAAAACTAGAAGAAGAGTCTGCACGTATAGCAGAGGGCTACAAAATGCAAATGCCGAGTTCTTTCGGTGGACTAGCAAACGTATTTGATCAGCAATTACAACAGCAACCAGTTACACCAAACTTTGCATTAAATCCAAGAAACATAGCTACACCTGAAATGCAGGCTCAAATATTACAAGAACTAGCTTCACTTGGCCAAAATACACAGGGTATGCAAACACCATTTCCAGTAGGGCAGCAACCTACTACACCACAAGTAGCTCGACAAGCAGAACAACCTCAATCAGATCTACAAGCAGAACAAGCAAAAGAGAACAAACTATTAGAAGATAAAGATTTACTTCGTAAAGCTAAAAATTATAAATCAGCCGAAAGTTTTGAAAATAAAAATAATCCTATGTCAGGTTCTGCTATTTGGGACGATAAACCTAAAAATAGTTGGGAAAATGATTTTAGTGGACTAAGAATAAATATGTTTCCGACTGAATTATTAAAAGGTAAAGGATTAACTAAAAATTATATGTTAAATCTATTAAAAGAAGCATACGATAAAGATATAAGTAAAATTATACCTAGTTATGGCTCATATACTAAAGATGGAATAAGTTTTATGGACAAACTAGTAAATGATGGTTGGGTTTCGAAAAAAGGCTCGAATTACGAAATAGAATCTAAAATTAAAGAATGGAGACCCAAATATCCATTACAAGATATCTGGAACAAAGGAAATAGCAAGTAAATATGTTATAATGTAATCATCTAACAAAAGGAGTAGCCCATGAATCCTACTTTGGATAACATAGTAGACCAGGCAATAGCAAACTTAGACGCGGAAGACGCAGGAGTCGTAAATGATACGGAAGCAGTTTCTGCTGAGGAAGTCAGCGAAGAGAATGAAGCAGTTGAGCAAACTGAAGAAACTAAAGAAACAGAACAATCTGAAGCGGGAGATGCTGAAGAGTCATCTGAGGAAGAGGATTCAGAAGTTGAATACTCAGCAGATGAAATCGATGTAGACGTACCAGAGGAAGAGCCAGTAGCTGAAACAAAGCAACCAGAACAGGCAACCAACCTTAACCCAGAACAATCGTTCATCTTCAACAACCTACCTGACATCAACGTAACAGGTGCAGACGGCAAGGTATATACAATCAAAGTACCAAGCCAACTACCAGCAGACTTCGACTTTGCTAATAAGCGAGAAGAAGTAATCTTCAACCAGAACGTGGCGGCACAAGAGCTAAACGCTCGCGACTTACAAGGCCAGTTCCGAAACCAGCAACAACAGCAACAAGCAAGCACGTTTCAAGAAGCAGTCAATGCCTCAATACGAAGCGACGTATCTGAACTACAAAACGACGGTGTCTTCCCTAAGTTCAAAACTCCTATCGACTCACCAAACTTTGAGAAAGACCCAGCAGCAGTAGAAATGCAAAAGGTTCTAGATCTAATGGAAGAACGCAACGCAGGATACCTAGAGTCTGCACAACAAGGTGGCACATACCGCTTTATCGGCTTCAAGGAAGCTTACGACATCTACACAGCACAAGAAGCACGTAGAAGCGCATCTAAGAGCATCAGCGACGAAGACAGCGCACGTAAGACAATAGCACGCAAAACAAGTAACAGTGCAGGAGAACGTGAAAGCAATATAATTAAACCGAGCGTAAGGCCAGGCACAACAACACGTGACCTACTAGCTGAAATCGACTCAATGGACTTCTAGTGAAAACTATACCTTTAACACAAGGGTATAGCACTAAAGTCGACGATGAAGATTACACAGAATTATCTAAATATCAATGGCAATATCATCGTGGGTATGCAAGACGTGCAAGCTACGACGTAAACGGTACATTTCATTCAGTATTTATGCACCGAGTAATAAATGATACTCCAAAAGGTTTTGAGACTGATCATATAAACCGAGATAGATTAGATAATAGAAGAAGTAATCTTAGAACAGTTACAAAATTAGAGAATCAACAAAACAAAGGTATTTATAAAAACAATACTTCTGGTCATAGTGGTATATCATATTATGCTAAGTATGATAAATGGAGAGCCAGAATGCAGATGAACGGCAAATTGATATTTATAGGTTATTTTGATACAATAGAGCAAGCAATTAAAGCTAAGAAAGAGAGGATAGCTATATCCATTTGAACTGGTTCTTATCAATACTATCAATAACAGAAGAGCGTGGAAAAGCTCTAAGCGACGACGAAGCACAACTTTTAAGTGATAAGTTGCCACTAACAACACACCCACATCGTTACATCGACGCAAAGAAAATCGTTCAGAGTTACTTAGACGAGTTGAATAAATATAAATAGTTTGCAAAAGCAGGTACTTTATAGTACAATGCATTTAGGCAATATAATACAAGCCCCTCCCACAAGAGGGGTTTTCTTTATTGCAAATAACAATAACAAAGGAGCTAAAAATGGCAGGAATGGTATTCACTGACCGAGTAACAAGCGTTACTTATCAGAAAATCTTACCTTCAATTGTTGACCAAATCAACAATTCAAACATATTTCTAGCACGCGTTCTTACTAAACCAGGAACATGGCTAGGAGTAACAGAAAACCAACCTATCGAGACTGCAAACAGTACGACTGGTGGTTCATTTAGCGGTATGGACACATTTCCAACTGCAGCTACTAACAACACTCGTTTGATGACATGGTATGTCGCAGCTTACGAGCAGTCAGTAGTTGTCCCAGGAATTGAAGCCGCAGTAAACGCAAACAACGAACGACAAGTTCTTCGCTTGCTTGCAACTCGCATGGATGAGGCTAAAATCTCAGCAATGCAAAACATCGGACAAATCTTCTACGGCCTAGGTGCTGGAAAAGACTTTGACGGACTTGGTAACATCGTAGACAACGGTACTTCAACCGCTTCTTACGCTGGTGTTACTCGATCAACTAACGCATTCATCAACGGTGATGTTACGGCAGTTACAAACGGTATCATTACTCTTGATTATCTATCAAGCGAATTTGATAACGTATCAGCAGCTGGATCTTCAAGCGAAAGCCCAACAATCGGTCTTACAACTAAGACTATCTGGACTTACATTGAAGGACTTATCCAACCAATGGTATCAGCTCGTTACGAAACTCTACAGCTACGTGGTTACGACCGTGTAGACGGTAAGACTCCTAACGGACAAGTTGTATCAGGCGCTCAGACTTCAGGCTTCGGTGGCTTCAACGCTTTGACCTACCGTGCTCGACCTCTAGTAGCTGACGACAACGCTACAGCACAGACATTCTTCTGGATCAACGAAAACTACTTGGAGTTCAAGAGACTGATTGACTCATCTCTACGCCAAATCCCAAGCACAGTTGAAGTAACTGAAGGCTTCTACAAAGATGTACCAATGCCTAGCGCATTCCAATTCCGCGAGATGATTGCCCCAGTAAACCAGTATGGACAGGTCGGTCTATTGCTGTTGATGGGTAACCTGATTCACAGGCAACCACGCCGTAACGGTAAACTAACTGGTATAACCAGCAACTAATAGGAGGAATATATTATGGACGTAGGAATTAGAACACTTGCAGAACAAGATATAAACACTCTTGCAACTTCACAACAAACACAACTTGGTGCAGTCGGTGTAACAGCTGACGGTCGCCGATACCGATACGTAAAGTTCGGTGGTACTTCAACAATCGCCCCAGGACAAGTTCTTGTAGCTCCAACTACAACTGCAAACTATCAAGGTCTAGCGATAACTGCTGTAAGTACAGGTGGACAGGTAACAGCTAACTTAGCAACTGGTGCAACAAGCATCGTCTTGACTAACGGTGCTACAGCTGTAACACTTGACCAATTTGCAGAAGGCTACCTAGAAATCCTAGTTGGCTCAAATGGAGCAAGCGGTGCATACTCATACAAGATTAAGGGTAACTCACTGGCAGCAGCTTCAGGATACATCACAGTATACCTAGCCGAACCACTACGAAACACAACTAACCTTGCTCCTGGAACTGACACAGCTAACTTGAACGTAAGCATTTACTCAGGTTCAGTAGCTTCAGCAACAGCAGCAGTAGCAGTAGGACTAACAGTACTTCCTGTACCAAACACTTCATCAGTAACAAACTACGGTTGGGTACAAACACATGGCCCAGCAGACGTATTGAACGATGCAGGTGGAACTATCACAGTAGGTGGTGGATTTGCACAGAGCGTAACAACAGCAGGATCAGTCGTAGCTTCAACAGCTTCAACAGCTCCAATTATTGGATACACACGAAAAGCTATCTCAGCTTCAGTAGTTGGTCCAGTAGTACTTAACATTAGCTAAATTAACTAAATCCTTTAAGGAGGGGTACTTATGGCAATAATAAATAAAAATCGCCTTATAGAGAAGTACTTACAAGTTGTTCGTATGGACGGCTTGAATACAAATAAAAACGTAAACGTCGGCGTGGCTGCGGGTGGCTCAACAGCTACCCTAAGCGTCGGTACTGGTGGAATTAACACTACTGGTTCTATTACTGCTACTGGTACTATTACTGGTGGTGTATTAGTGCCAGTTACACAAAGTGCTTTAGTAGGAGCAACTGTAGTTCTTACTGCTGCACAATCAGGCGGTCTATTTATAAACCGTTCTACAAGTGGTTCTCCATCATGGACACTACCTGCAGCATCAAATGGTTTAGAATATACATTCATTACAGCTAACACTACAGCAGGTTTTACTGTAACTGCAGCTGGAACTATTTATGCTAAAACTAATGCATCAGGTACAGCCATCTCTGGAACAACCTTGACTAATACTCAATCTACAGCAGTAGTAGGTGATGCAATCACTTTAGTCTCTGATGGTACTGGTTGGCGTATTACCGCTCAAACTGGTGTATTTGCGGCAGCTTAATAAATAATAACAAAAATAAAGGATAACTATGCAACAGGCATCAAGAGAGCTCTCATCAGTAGATTTGCGAGTCGTGACCAGCGATCAGCAGGACGTTTTGGGTTCAACTGGCCAAACTATCGACGGACGTGTATTTAGGTATGCGAAGATTGGTAATGCAGCCGTAGATGCCGCAATAGTTCTCTGTACTCCCTACACTGTAAACTTAACTGGTCTTACAGTTGCGGGAGCTG